GCAATTATTGATGTTCCTCGTGGTTGCTGCTTTTCTGTATCGTTAAGATCTGTTAGTGCTTCAGATGATCCTACGGTCACTCCTGCACCAATTATTAACTTACAGAACGCTAGTTTTGAAGTGAATAGGTTGGCATAAGGAGGTGCATCATGAGATATTATGAGGACTTTAGAGAGATTCTTGATGAAGAAGTCAAGAAGATGGTTAAAAAGGGAGACATAACTCCCACTGATTTGGATTATGCCGATAAGATTTTTGATATTATTCTTGATATTGAAAAACTTTGTGGCAAAGATGATGAAGGTGAGTACGGTGAATATTCTCAGAGAAGCGGCTATATGAGAAATAGATATGCTCAGAGAGGGAACACTGGAAGTGATGGGAACTCTTATGGTATGAGAATGCCGTACTATTATGATAATGGCGGTTCAAGCTACAGAAGTGGCTATAGCCGTCATACTGCAAAAGAACAGATGCGTGGAAAGCTTGAAGAAATGCTTGATATGGCTTCATCTGATAAAGAAAGAGAAGCAATCGAACGCTGGATGGAAGAACTTAACAAATAATGATTGGGAGGAGGCGTGTCAAAGCGTCTCCTCTTCTTTTATCCCGTTCTTATCAAGTAGTGTAAAGGCGGGATATAAATGAGTAATGTAATAACACAAGAATTTAATATAGACACTAGTTTGTCTGCAAACAATCCTATTGTTCGCGTAAGCCAATATGATGATGGATTACGTGTTTTGAAATTTAATATTGTTACTAATAATATAGCTTATGAATTTGCACCCGATGATGTTGTATATATACAAGGCAAAAAGAATGGAGTAACACTATTCAGGTTAAAGCTGGAGAAAGAAGGTCATAAAGCTATATGCAATGTGTGCTTTGCAATGACTGAATTTAGTGGTGATATTACTTGTAGCCTTGTTGTGACTAACACAGAAGAATTTAATGGCGATGCAAAAAGCATTCGATTTGAAACGGCTGATTTTATTTTAAGAGTTAAAGCCTCCACTCTTGATGAAGGCAGCAATATTCCGGAAGGATACGTAATTGCGACTCAAGAAATGATTAAAGAGTTTTCTGAGGCTGGAATCACTGCAAATTTTGTTGATAGAATTAACAAATTTTTACCAGATCAGGATGCTGGTGTTGATGGAAATATTTTAGTACGAACAGGAACTGGTTCAAAGTGGGTTGAAAGAGAACCAAGATTATCTGTCGAGACAAACGATCAAATAACAATTTCGGTTTCTGAAGGAACTTTAAAAATAGTGTTTGCTCAGCTTACAAGCGGTCTTGGTATTTATGCTGTTAGCAGACGTGAAGAGAATGGGAATATAGTCGTTCTTCCAATTGTTGATAATGACAATGTTTTATTCAGCATAATTGATGCAGATAATGCTGTAGGTTTTGATGCAATATATGAATGTAATTATAGGATTATTGATCTTACATAAGGAGTAAAAGGATGAGCTTATTGTGGTTAAACAATAATGTAAGCGTAGAATTATCTAATAAAAATTATGATATATATGATCTAATTGTTAAAGTTAATAGTTATTCCGATGTACAAGAAATACTAGATCTTTTTACAAAAGATAATCTTAAGCACATTAGATTTGTGCCAGATGATTCACGCCCTGAAATTGAAGATAATAATCTCTATGTTAATAACTTTTATGTGACAACCAATAAACAAAAAGAAATAGAGATACATTTTGACTTAACTCATATTTCAGACGCTGAAATGTATAAAGAAAAAATAGATCAATTAAATAAACAAATTGATGATATGAACGTTATTATTGAGAGCAATAAAGAAACCGTTCAAGTTGCCAAGATATTAACCGGAGAAGAATAAGGAATAAAAGGATATGAAAATTGTTTTTAATGATAAAAGTGAATTAAGTATTGACAATAGGATAGCTGATACTACAGATATTATTGTTTCTATTGATAATTATGATTCAATAGCAAAAATTTTAAAAATGTTTTCTGATGAAAATCTTAAACATGTTGAATTCATAGCAGAAAAAAAGGATTTAGATCCTTTATATCCAGACCAAACCGTCGAAGATATTTCAGCAAAATTTGATAATTTGGTTATTGGATATGTAAATGTTGAAGCAAAATCCCCGATGAGAATTCATATCTCTTTACAGACATTGAGTATAGAAGATGTTCTTAGAGAAGAAATTGAAGAGCTTAAAAAGAAAACAGTTACTCCTGAACAGCTTGAACAAATTGAGATAGGTAAGATATTAATGGGAGAAGAAGAATGAATGTTGAACGTGCAAGAGAATTAAGAAAAATAATTGTGGCCTTAGCCCAGACAGGATTAACTGACCAAGAAGCGCTTGAAAACAAGGAATTGTATGATTTTTGGAAAGCTGGAATTAACGTAAAAGGTGGAGAAAAATATAGATATAAAGATCTGCTTTATGCTGTTTATGAAGGAAAAGATCATACAACACAAGTGGGGTGGGAGCCAGATGTTGCTACATCCCTCTTTTATGTTATAGATGAAGAGCATTCTGGTGGTGAAGATGATGTTATTCCTTGGGCCTCCGGAATGATTCTCGAAAATGGTAAATACTATTCTGATGAGGGCGTTAAATATTATTGTTTCAGAGATAGTGGCAATCCTTTATACTACCCTCTTAGTCAACTTGTTGGACTGTATGTTAATGTAGTTGAATAAACAATTAATCAAACCAAGGCCATGCACCACCTAGTGCGTGGCCTTTTTTTATTGGAGATAAACAAATGAGTATGAATATAATTGACATCTCCAAATGGCAAGCGGGATTGAATATAAAGACTCTTAAACAGCTAAACCCTGATTTAGATGGAGTCATTATTAAAGCAACCGGAGGTGTTACTTATAATCAATCTTCTTACTTCAATGAATGGGCAAAACAATGTATTGAATTAGATATGCCATTTGGTTTTTATCATTTTTATAAGGACGATGGATTAAGCTCTACTCCAGAAGCAGAAGCTCAGTTTTTTGTGAATGCCATTAGACCTTATTTACATAGAGCACTTCTTGCCCTTGATTGGGAACAAAGAGCGCTTGCTCTCCCAACTTCCTATGCTCTTAGATTTTTAAATGAAGTTTATAGACTTACCGGAGTAAAACCTCTTCTTTATGTACAGCAAAATGCTGTTGCAACAAGAGACTGGTCTGCCGTAGTGGCTGGTAGTTATGGATTATGGATTGCAGAATATGGGAAAAATAATCCTAGAAGTGGATTTGCAAATGAGACTCATTATAGTTCATTTGCTCCTTGGAGATTTGTTGCCATTCATCAATATAGTTCTAGGACACGTTTAAATGGCTGGAATGGCCTATTAGACGTGAATAAAGCTTTTATGGATAAAGTGGCTTGGAGTAAATATGCAAGTCCTTCTAAGGCCTCTCAGGCGGCTTTAGTAACATCTAGAAGTGCTGCTACCATAGTTAATCAAGCAAAGCAATGGTACGGATTTAATGAAGCTGACGGATCTCATAAGTCTATTATTGATTTGTATAATGCAAGTACTCCTTCAAATTATTATAAAGTTAAATATACAGATGCATGGTGTGCAACATTTGTTTCTGCTGTATTTATAGCTGCTGGGATGAGAGATCTTATCCCAATTGAATGTTCTTGTCCTCGAATGATTAATCAAATGCAAGTAATGGGAATCTGGGATGAGAATGATGCTAGAAAACCGAATGTTGGAGATATTGTATTTTATGATTGGCAAGATGAAGCAAATTATTCGTCTACCGATAATATTGGTACCGCCGATCATGTTGGAATTGTTACGGAAGTATCCGGAAATATAATTACTGTTATTGAAGGTAATATTCACGATTCAGTTGATTACCGAAAAATAACTGTTAATGGTAAATACATTAGAGGTTATGGTGTCCCTAAATATGGCAATAATTCAGGACAAGATGACAAGCCTACTATGAAGAGCAGTTTCAATAAAGTAATGAAACAGCTTGGAATAGTGAAAGAAGAAAGTTTAAATGTAAGGCTAGGTCCGGGAAAAGGATATGGAACTTGTACTTTCAGTCCTCTTCCTAAAGGTGTTTATATTGGGATTTGTGATGAACAGAATGGTTGGTATTACATTAAATACGGAGAAAAATATGGATTTGTTTCTTCAGAATACGTAGCCGTTCTTGAGAATCCTACAATTTATAGACAAGATTTAGTTGGCGCTTTTACAACTACGGCAGAACTCAATATGAGATCCGGTGCTGGATTTGATAAATACATTATAGATGTAATTAAAAAAGGAACGACAGTTCAATCGTTAGGTCAATGCGCTGTTGTAAACGGAATTACTTGGATGATAGTTATTTATGGGAATAAGACTGGCTATGTGTCAACCCAATATTTAAAGAAAGGAGGGTGATTCCGATGGGCGAGTTAGCTAAGTTAATGACTGGAAACCCTATAGGTGCATTGATAGGATGGATTGCTGCAATATTTGCTGCTGGTGCATGGTTATTACAGCACTTAGAAAAATATAGGACTTTACGTAATACGGTCGATAATTATCATAAGGCCGTTAAGAAAAACGCTGAAGATATTAAGAAATTGCAAGAGGATGTTGATATGAATAGCGAACACTTTAAAAAGCTTGAAAAACAAGATGGCGACATCATGGACAAACTTGACGAAGCGATAGCAGCTATTCGTGAAATGAGGGAATATAACAGAAAAAGAGATCTTGCAGACACAAAGAATTCTATTAGACATAGTTATTATACGTACCACGCCAGAGGTGCTATTACAGAAAAGGAAAAAGAATCGCTTGAAGATTTAATTGCGAGTTACGAAAATTCTGGTGGAGAAAACTCATTTGTACACACGACAGTTGTTCCTGAAATGTCGCAATGGAAAGTTATTACTGATGAACAATTAATGATAATCAATAATAAGTTTTAATATTTATGATCAATGAAGAGGATGGTTTCGGCCATCCTCTTTTTTTTATTTGGAATAAAAGGAGCAAGATGACAAAGCGCAATTATACTGAAGAATTATCTGTCATGCTTGCTGATGGTATAATAAATATGGACGATCTAAAAAGCTCTGATGTTATTACTGCTATGAATAAAGCAAAAGAGCGATTTGTATTAAGCAACCATCAACGAGCAATTACTAAAATATCCAAAGGTAAAAAGGAGGGAAAATATAAGACTTATATAGGAGAAACCAGAAAGGCCGTAGAGAAATCATCTTATGAAGATATGATTGATTTTCTTTATGTGTATTACATGGAATTGCAAAAGGTTCATGCCACTTTTGAAGAAGCGCTACAATGGCTCATTGATTATAAACTGGTAAATAAAGGCAGAGCGCAATCTACTATTAACCGGAATAAAGCAACATTTCTTAGATTTACTACAGAAGAATTACTTAATAAAGAAGTTGCAGAAATCAGCGAAGATGAATTGTATAAAAGCATTAGGGATAGGATTGCATCAGTTACCTCTGTGAGCCACAGGAAGCCAGCTATAAGCGATGTAAGAGCGTATCTGCAAGTAGTCAACGGCATCTTTAATATAGCCCTTAGAAGGGGCATTATAACGCGAAATCCAGCTATGTTTATTTTAGCAGACGATTTCAAAGAATCATGTTCTTCTCCTTGCAAAGATCCGGATAAAAAGACAATGAGTCCAGATCAAGTTTCTGCTCTTCATAAAGAAGCAAAACTATTAGCTCCGAATCCAAGAGCTTATGCTATAAGAATTTCTGCTTATTCCGGATTAAGAGCTGGCGAACTACCATGTATAAGATGGTCAGATATAAGAAACGGTTTTCTCCATGTTCACTCATCACAACGTTTAACAGAAAGTGATGATTGGAAAAGAATTGGTTTTGAAGAATTGTCATGGACAAAGAATGAGAAAGGTATTTCTCAAGGAGGCAGATATATCCCCATTACAAACGAATTAAAGTCTGTGCTTGAAGAAATATCTGCCCATCAGAAAAGTATAAATTTACAGACTGATTACATACTTTGTGATGATGATGGCTCTCCAATAACCAAGACATCTTATGAAAAGTATTTAGCAAGAATCTGTAAACGATTAGGTTTTAAGGTGACTAACAATCATGCTCTCAGGATGAGCTATAGCTCCAACTATCTCCTACCTATGGGACTGGATGCTAGAGAAAGAGCGCTTATAACAGGACATTCAGTTGAAGTTGAAGAACGCTTCTACTCTCATGCTGGAACATATTTGTACGAACCAATCAAGCAAAAGATGGTTCAAACTAATTAGTCACTCACAGTCACTCAAAAATTGAAGTAAATCACTTCTTAGTTTTCCTAAACAAAAAAATCGGAAACCCGCATATTTGCTAGGTTTCCGACGATGGACCCAAAGGGATTCGAACCCTCGACCTCTGCGTTGCGAACAGTGGTCACGTTCTGAAAGGAGGATAAACACTGGCTTTTTGGATCGTCCAAATCCTTAGTCACTCATTTAGTCACTCACTATCTAAAATCTGCTTTGACCTCTGTGTCTTTACGCGCAAGTCCTCTTTATAAATCATATTGATAATTTTTGCCATCTTCTCTGGAGATTTTTCATAATCTTGATTAATTATTGTATGATCAACTTCATCTTCAATCCCATCAAATTGACCTACATCTGATAAAGATCTTCTATAACATTCTTCTATATCGTCTCCACGTTCAAGCAATTTAATAAGCCTGTCTCTTCTAGGAACATTAATATAGAAAGATGAAACATTTAAGCCACTATTAACAACGGATCTTAATCCTTTTGGAGTTAAAACGATAACACCTTTATCCTCATAATCTTTCACGGCACTGCCATAATTCCATCCTCTATAAGTAGCCGTTTCAGCAAATTCATGCCTAGCATTCATTCTATAAAAGAGCTTATTAGAAATAAAATGATAGTCTACTCCATCAACCTCATTTTCTCGTTTTGGTCTTGTGGTGTAAGTAACAATTCTATGATATCCATATTTTTCAAGTTCTTTCGCAACACTGGATTTTCCACAGCCTGATTCTCCTACAATTACTATCATTACTTAATCTCCAATCTTTTAGGATTGCTGTTCTCATATGTACAAAATCTATATTGGATATTGTTATAAAGTTTCACTTTACTGTTTTCTTTTATAAACATAGAAGTCTTATTGTCTAGATTAGGAAACGTTACATCTGCATCGTAAGTATTATAAATTTTAGTAAGATAAACATATCTACAATAAGGAAGAAGCTGTTTGTAAATCTCCCCTCCACCAATCACAAAAAATTTTGTAATCGGATGCTTAATCATGAATTTTTTTGCGTCATCCATTGTACAGAAAATTGTATTTCGATACTCTTTATCTGGACGATACGAGTTTGTAATCACAAGATTAACTCTGTCTGGAAGAGGCTTATTAGGAAGAGACTCCCACGTTTTTCTCCCCATAATAACAACATTATGTTTAGTGATGGCTTTAAATCTTTTAAGGTCTTCTGGAATACTTACAAGAAGTTTCCCATCTTTACCAATACCCCATTTTTCATCAGCAGCAACAATAGCACTAATCATATTTTCTCCTTAAATAGCAACCGGAATATCTAACTGTGGTTTTACCGGATTATAATTTTGAATAGTAAAATCGTTAACGGTAAATTCATAGAAATTTTTTATCTTATCATTTAGAGTTAAGATTGGCTGTTCTTCGTTTTTTAACTGCAATTCTTTCTGATAAAATCTATGAAGCAACTCATTTGCCATATCCATATGTCTGTCATAGATTTGTTCATTGGCAACAAAATGCGTAAACACTCCGGGCTTATATTCAGTGGTTTGAGCTACCATCATCAATAATGCAGAGTACTGAGTTTCATTCCAGCAGCCAGCCCCAGAAGCAGTAATCATATCTCCGCTTCTTTGAATGAGGCACATATCAAGAAACTCTCCTCTTACATTCCAGATAGTCATAAAAGCACAAGGATAAAGCCCATCAGATCGAGCAAACTCTTCTTCTTGCCACATATCCATAATGTGTCTTCTACCATAAGGATTTTCTTTTATATCCTTAATCAACTTATCAAGAAGGCCATATCTTTTAATAGTATGCCCATATCTACATCCTATTGTATTAGGAAATTTTTCTGATTCCCAAGCTCTCCAAATATTCCCTAACTTGTACTTATTTTGTAACGTATCAAGGCTGCATGATTGATCTTGATAAATCCATAAAAGTTCCTTAATAGAACTCTTCCAATAGATTGGTCTTAAAGTAAGAATCGGGAATTCGCCTTTAGATAAATCATATGTTCTTACAACATGATTGATAGAATATGTATGAGCTGGAGTCCCATCTTCCCAATGCGGTCTTGGATTCTCATCAATGAACCCTTCTGCTTTAATCTTTTCTATCGAATCTTTAAAATATTTATCCGCTTTAGTCAATTGCGTTTACTCTCCTTATCATCCCATTGCATAACTCAATAATTCTTTGATTTCTAGATCCTTTAAACGCCAATGAAATGTCTCGTTCTTCTTCAACGTATTCTCCATCAACAAGAACATCTATTTTATTGAGGATCTTTTTTGTATCGCTACAGTGACACCTCTGGTTATTTGGATCGTTTAATTCTTCCCATGTATATCCGGAATAAACCCAGATTGTTTTGTCCGGTAATTCCTCTTTTATTCGCTCAATAAATGGCCTAAGAATCTTTTGATTAGAAACCTCCATCGGTTCCCCCCCAAGAATGGTTAAACCAGTTATGTAAGAAGGGCGTAAAGAATCAATAATTTTATCTTCTACTTCTTTAGTAAACGGATTCCCATAGTTGAAATCCCATGCTATTTCATTAAAACAGCCTTTGCAGTGGTGGGTGCAGCCCGACACAAAAAGTGAAGTTCTGCACCCAGTACCGTTGGCTATGTCATACTTTCTGATTTGACTATAATTCATTATTCCCAGTCTTTCATTGAATTTGAATGTTTATATCTCATCTCAACTTCTTGCTGTTTACCCTTGTTAAAGGCCGTTGTATAATCGCCTGTTAAATCACTTAACAGTGGACTGTTCCTTACTCCTTAGAGTCATCGTGTCCAGTCTCTGCATTTAGATAAATAATGTCGTAATCATATATATGGGAACGATGATTTCTCAATTTGTATCTAATACATTCGAAATCAGCACCGTATTCTTCTGCTAAAAATCTTGAGCATTCAGCAAAAGATTCAAACTTTATTTCGTAATCATCATTCTTAATAATAACTGGTTTCATTCTATTTCTTCTTGCTTCTTCTAAGTTCTTTTTACCAGTTGAACTTATATTAGAATGATCCCTGTTTTTCATTTGTTCACTTTTTGTCACATATCGAAGATTTCTATAATCATTGTCATGAGAATTTCTATTAATGTGATCAACCTCATAACCATCCGGACAATCACCTAACCAACACTCAGCAACAACTTTATGTATCATCACTCGAATTATTTTTGCATCTGGTCTTCTACCACCAATATGAACAAATGTACAATAATAACCTTTTTTAGAATGGTGATAATCAAGTTTAATTTTCAATTGTTTTTTTGATTTCACATTTCTAAATATCGTGCCATTACTATTAACTTCGTATAAAAATTTTAACGACTTTATTTTTCTAAACTCAAGATTTGAATTTTCATTCATCCCTTGATACCTCCTTAATAATTATTTGATTTCTGATCCTTAGTAGGAATCCAATTAAGGAAACGCTATATAATAGCTTTACGATAGTTGAGGGGCATTTCCTAGGCGATTTTAGATAACCCCGTTACTCTTCTTAATCTTTGAATTTCAGTACCGCCACATTCTGGACATACATCATTCATTTCATCTGTATATCCACAATTTAAACAAGTATCGTTTGGAACATTAATTGCAAAATAAGGAATATCATGATCCATAGCATAATTAATTATGCTCTCAACGGCTTCTAGGTTATGTTTTACTCCAGCATCAAGTTCAACATATGTTATACAACCAGCAGAACTATATCCTGTTAATTGTGATTCAATATCAATTTTCTCGAACGGATTGACTTCTTTCCATACAGGAACATGAATGCTATTCGTAAAGAATTCTTTATCTGAAACATTTGGAATAATACCATATCTATCTTTAAACTTTTTCAACGCTGTATGGCAAAGATTCTCAGCTGGAGTGTAATAAACGCCAAAGTTCAATTTGTATTCTTGTTTAAACTCTGCACACCTATCTTTAAACAGCTGCTCAATACGTTTTGCAAGCTCCATTCCTTCTTTAGATGTGTGATCACATCCAATAAGAATTTGGAGAGTTTCAGCTAAACCAAGTTGTCCAAGAGCTAACGTTCCATGTTTTAATGCAGACCTAATACCATCTTCCGGTTTATATCCAAGCATAGTCCCATTTTCATACATGAACTTTGCCGATTCCGGTTTTTGAGAACAGATCCATTCATATCGTTCAATCAGCATGTCTTTAGCTTCATGAATCTTTTTGTCAAGAAGTTCCATGAATTTTTCAACATCGCCATTCACTTCCATAGCAAGTGTAGGCATGATAATTGTTACAGGGCAAATATTTCCTCTTCCATCTTTTGTCTGGGGATTTACATCTGGATCATGATTTATATCAAATCCATTAGCAGTTCTGCACCCCATTGTGCTAAAATATGTTTTTGGATCATTCCTGTCATATCCAGCATTTCCACTCCAATCAACGTTAGCATAATTAGGATATAATCTTGCAGCCGTTGATTTAATGGCCAGCTTATATAAATCGTAATTTGGCTCTCCTTCTTTAGTATTAACACCTTTCATATATTGGAAAATACCACAAGGGAATATTGGTGTTTTATGAAGTCTGCCTACACCTTTCAGAGAAACATCAAGAAGGGCCTTTGTTATAAGTCTTCCTTCCGGTAATGTACAAGTACCATAATTAATTGAAGTAAAAGGCAATTGATTACCACTGCGACTTTGAAGTGTATTCAGATTATGGTACATACCTTCAACGGCTTGATATGTTTCTTTGGTTGTCATATCTATTGCGTATTTATACGCTTCCTTAAAAAGCATATATTCAGGTGCCTCAATGCTCATTTCCTCACTTGCTTTCCAAGTATCAATAACGTTATCTCCAGTATCTTTGTTATATGAAAGCTTTTCAATATAATGCATTCCATCTTTAAAATGCTTACGGAAACTCTTTCTAACATACGGAATCATCGTCCAGTCAAGATGAGTCGCGGAACAACCACCAAATTGATTAAGTGACTGAAGCTGGAAGATGACTGCTACTAATTGAAAAGCTGTATTAACTGATTGAGCTGGACGCACATCGGTTTGTCGTGTGTTAAATCCTTCTGCCAACAATTTATCAAATGGTATGGATAAACAGTTGTGCATACCTACGGCATAAGAATCAAGATCGTGAATATATATCTCATTATTAATATGATTATTTCTAGCCATTTCTGACATATAATAATCAAGTGCAAGCTTTTTCATAAGTTCACTATCGGCTTCACCTTTTCTTCCACCGAATGAGTTCTCATCAACATTAGCATTTTGATTTTGAACATTGGTAGCAGCAATCTTTTCTTTTATCGTTTTAATGAATTCTGTTCTGCTTTCACGTTCTATATTTCTTTTTTGTCTATAAATTACATAGGCTTTTGCAACATCTTTAAACTTACTGGCCATAAGCTTTGATTCAACGATATCTTGAATTTCTTCTACAGTAAAAGCACTATTACGCTCTTCGGCTTTATTCTCAATAAATGTTGCAATTGTATTTGCAAGCTTAGCGAAGTCTTCTACATCATCTTGTTGACCTCTTGTATTTGTGTAAGCTTTCATTAAAGCAGACACAATGCGCTGTTTATCAAACAACACAACTCGTCCATCTCTTTTAATTACATTTGTCATTACCGCTCCTTAATTTTATTTAATTATGTGTTCATTTAAAAATCTATATACTTCAAACCATGTTTTGCATCTAATCCCATTCCAATCAGAATTCCAAGGATAGACAGATCCAAAACAGATTTTAATATCAGCATTACTTGACATTAAGTTCTCACTTAAATCATCAATAAAAACAGCACCCGACATATCTATGTGAGACTTATCATTAAACTTATTAATATCAATCCCTATAAAATGATTGATATCAAATTTAGGAAAGTATCTTGGGATATTCCACTTTTTCAGTCTAAGATTTCTTTCGCGTCCGGTGCTAACAATATAAAAGCTGTCTTTAAACCATTTGTCCTGAATCATTGGCACAATGGTTGCAGCATCATCCATATAATCGAGTCCCCAGAAAAATTTAGCAGAATCAAAATATCGATCAATAATTTCTGGAGTAGTTTTATTAAGCTCAGAAAATGACCAAGAGTTTACATCTGGCCATTTCTTATCGTCATTAAAATCAGTATTATAAAGGTCGGTTATTCTTTTAATTGTGTTCATAAGAACACCATCAAAATCTACAAAAAGTTTATTCATTGTTATCCTCTTTAGAATTTAGCTGATCTAATGCGTCCTCTGGAAGATCAGATAAATAGAATAATTCATTCCAGCTTCCACAATCAATTTCCCATTCATCATCATAGAAATTAATTCTTTTATAATATGATCTATAACTGTGCTCATCCAAAAAGGCATTTATAATTTTAAATGCTTCTTGGACAGTCTCAGGATTCCCAATTGTCCTCCTGTTCCCATCACTATTTTCAAATTCCAGTATCATTATTCTTCCTCAAAGTCTTGTTGCAGCCAAGTGACTGCCATTACATTTCCCATTCCTCACCACTATCTATATCAACAACATAAGCATAACCATCGATATCATAAGGACAATTATTTTCAACTATATCAGCGGCTTCTTTTGGAGAGTTAGCTAAAACAGACTCAGAATATAAAACTGTATATGTAACGTTATATTCTCTCATAATTCACCTATTCATTTATTTTTCATCATATTTGCACCACAGTTTTGGCAATAGTATCTATGATTGTCATATCCCGGCTGAAATTCACCACAAACAGAACATTCTTGTCCGCTTCCGGTATCTATCCAATGTCCTTGCATTCTACTATTGCGCTTTTCCAATGCTGATATATGATTGGCTTGATTTTCCGCAACAATCAAATACTGATGCGCAATATCTATCGCCTTTCTAGCAATTTCTTCATTTTTTGCTGGCTCAATGGTATCCCACATTTCCAACAAAAGTTGTCTATCTTTTAACCGTTTTTGTTTAGAACTCATATCAATCCTCTTTAAACGGACTCGGTAGCGGCATCCAAGCAATTATTTCAAGTCTACTCTTAGGAACCATAAGATAATCATCCGAATAACTCATCCACTCATCATTAAGACGATACGCTAGATCAACATAATATGATGACTCAATATTTCCTCGTGTAAAATGTACGGTGACAAGTACATCCTTATTATCATCCGGTAATGCTTCTTTAATTGGAATCCATTTTTGATGTGCGTCACGGTATCCATGCATATACCACTCGCGGCGGGATTCTGGCTGTTCGGATGGCATTTCTTCAACCATATGGTAAAACTTTTCGATGGTATCATAGACGGCCTCGTTACCAACTATCGCCTCATTATATTGCCAGTCTGCCACGTAACGAAGTAATGTGTTTCTACTAATTTGGTCATCCATTCTATGCTTCCTCAACCTTCAATATGTATTCTTTTCCTGTAGCCTTTACCCTGAAAGGAAATTCCATTTCAGCAAATAACAAATATGTGGCAACAGCGTGCAGCGCCTCGTCTGTTACTTCTGATTTACTACGCCATTCATTGCCATTTTTTAATGTTCCAGCATAGATATCAAACAAACCACAACCAACATGATATTCAGCCATCCTGTCCCATCTCTGCATAATTGCAAAATCCATCGTCAAAAACGCTTACTCCATCCTCTGACCACAAGAAGCATCTTCTCCTGTCTCTGTACCAATGTTCGGAATTTTTGCAGTCTTTGCATCTGATGATTTCCGACTGTGCGGATGGCAACATCGAAATCATGTCGTGCAGTTCAGAGTACACATTCCAATGATCTGGCGAAATGATCGGTTGCAATACTGTATCCAAGTATTCAAGGATGTCTTGTATCTCTGATGTTTGTTCTGGCTGTGCGGCTTTCTTGCCCTCTTCATAGCCAAGCTGATACACCTTTTCAAATTGTGCCTGTTCCAAGTCTTGCATTTTTTGGACCTCGGCATCGGTATATGGCTGTGCGGATGGCACCTTGTTCAGCATCTTCTCCGCAACATCTCTGTATTCGACAAATGTGCGTTTAAGTCCTTCTGCTACCGCATCAATCGCATCCTCAAGATATATCAGTCTTTTCATCGTCCTCGTACCTCTCATCCATTTCATGACAAAAATCACAAACAAATTCTTGACAGTTTGCGCAATATTTTTGTTCAAACTGGTATACTCGTTCCTTTAATCGTTCAAGTTCATCGACTACTCGCATTCTCTTTCCTTTCTGCGTACGGTTCTGGTAACTCGCGCCATGCAATAACACCATTGAGAAACCATTCAGCATCTTCTTCATCGATAATATGATTTATCTCATAATCACCGTCTGTGTTAATGGTCAGCACTTCTGCTCCATACTCTGGCCGTCTCTCCGTCACAGGAATCCACCTCGGTTGTGCGTCCCTCAGTTTATGGAAATCCGCTTCTGCCGCTGTGTACCCCTCTGCATATGCGGACTCAAGGTCTGGCTGTACGGATGGCATAACCTCGTCAAGGGCAGTGCCAAAATAACCGCCTTCATTACGAATGATGATTGTGCCATTTCGGATTTCATCGACATAACCGTGGACATAGACCTCATCACCTATTTTCATCGGTTTTCCTTTCCTCCCTATGCTTCAAATACTGCTCCCAACAATCAACCCCAACAGGATTCGGGCAGGATTCCAACAGTTCGCATTTTATCGGCAACCATTCGTCTATGCCGTTATAGTTGCAAGCGCAGGTATCATCAAAAAGTTCTGCAAGTAGACAGGCAACTGTATGATTGTTCCACTCTGGCTGTGCGGATGGCAACTCAAGTAAGGCTGTAGTAGCGATACCAAATGCCATTTCATCCATGCCGAAGCGCACATGATTTACACAGTCAATCGCCGCTTGTCTGTAGATTGTGTCCCCAACATTTATGTTGGTAACATCTGGCAATGACAACGCTCTTACTGCCATTGTTACGGCTTCTTGTGTTTGTTCTGTCGTACCTAACACATCACCAGTTAGGATTCTAATTGCTAATTCCTTAGTCATCCTGTGCCCCCTCTCACCGATATAGTTCAGCGCAATATATTGCAAACGCAATAATTGCCAATGCTAGATACCAATATTCCTTATGCTTAGCGAGGCAACATATAACTGACCCCATACATACTCCGAATATTATGTTCATTCCTCCCCCTTATACGGATCTGGCATCGGCAACCATGCAATGACGAATAGGCATCGCATGTTATCGCAAACCCACATACCATTGTAATGCCACGCCACCGCCGTGTAACTATATGGAGTATCGCCAGAATCGTCCAAACATGTGACTATTACCTCCTCGTCATCTCGTGGCAGTGCTTCTGTCACAGGAATCCAATCGTGTGTTCCAGTGCGTTGACATTCGCACGAGTGCGTTTCCGTGTGTTCTGCGTTTTTCGATATCACTCGCATATCCTTCTCGTTCTCAATGATGGTTGCGATGTCTCGTGCAATCTGTTCTGGCTGTGCGGATGGGAGTTTGTTCAAGGCTTTTATTCCGTCAGTCAAACCCATGTTGTACTGCTTGAAATAATCCGTCTGAGTATAACCGTACTTGTATACTGCGCTGTATGTTTTTTCTCTTTCAAGTGCATTTATCGCATCGTCCAGATATATCATTTTTCTGTCAGTCATCCTGTTCCCTCCCATCATTACAACCTTTATTTCACAAGCAAGTCTCTTCCACACATCGGGCAGTATCGGATTTTTGCGTTTCCAAGCCACCCATTTGCCGCCATGTCTAATTCCCACCCATCCATGCCGAACCGAATAAATGCGTGATTGTTCTTTTCAATCGGTTTTACATAGCCGTCCGAATCCTCATGGCAATATTCACAAGTCTTCTGTCTCTCAGTATCTAACATAACAGCCCCAAGTGCCATAACAGCAGATAAATCAACGTCATAACTTCCTTCATTGATCGCATTAATTAATTTATCTGAGTCGATAACTTTAATTTTAACATCATCCATTTAATTTCCTCTCATATCCGTACCACAAAACGGACAATGTTCCGTAAAATCCTTTGTGAGTTCACCACACTTAGGACATTCATAATGGACTATCCACTTCCCCCTCATCCTCTGCGGTTCGATGGTCGGGGCGTTATCAAGCGCATCATTTAGTTTTCCCCAAAGCCACTCGCCATCAACTGCAATCCCTATATTGGTCATTTGATTTAATGATTCACATATATCATTCATAAGCGCATCAGCGTCTATCGTTCTCATCCTGTCCACCTTGATCCAATGTTGCTTTAATGTGACTTATTTTTAGATTCATAATGCACCATCCATCTTGTATACCGCCTGTCCAATCGTACAGGATGTAATTAACATATCTCGTCACCTCTCGCCCTGTATATTTTTCGCCATCCCATTCTTTTAAGTGCAGATAATCTCCGACTTTATATCCACTGTCGTTCTTTCGCAATTCAAATGTTTTTTCTCTTGAACATACTGCATCGAAATATTCTGGAAGTATTTTAAGTTCATGAATCATCCTGTCTCCTCTCTCAGCACGTTACTTCCCATCCCTTGCCAATTACCTTGCATGGACATACGGATGTATATGGAGATAATCCTCTTCCACAGATAGGACATATCCACCCTGTCATCTTTGGAGCATCTATTGTTTCCAATTCACTCTCACTAGTCTGAGTGAGCTTTTTCAGATAAGCATCTATCTGATATCCATCAAGCATCATCTCTCCCCTTTATAAATCAGAGGCTTTCCATCCGCATCGACTAACAATGTAAACGTGCCCGTGTTGTAACCACCCCACGACACCGCATACATCACGCCAGTCTCTTTATCTACAACAACTTTCCATGACGAGGTTGTCTCAACCGTGATAAATCTGCTTGTCTTGCCTGTCTTGGTAGGCTCCGCTATCTCAGCTCTTGCACATCCGACCAACAGCACAAGTGCAATCAATGCAATGACTATCCTTTTCATTCCTCTCCCCCCTCATGTCTCCTCTCTGCATCACGGATTTTCTTTGCCACGTCTTCGTATCGTTCGGTAATCGTGTGTACTTTCCCGTCTTTTGTGATAATATTTGTGTACCTGTAATCATCCTTACACTGCACAACTCTTGCTATATCATCAACAGCAAACATAGCAGGATTAGAGATATAACCGCCAAGATAGTATTCTTGTTTTTTCAATTCAACAAACATCATTCCTGTCCCCCTCTGCACTCATAGCACAAGCACCGCTTGCCGATGCTCCATCCGTAACGCCGCAGCATTTGGATGAATTCTTTTTTGTACATGTACGGCTCGGAGTCAATCTTCTTGCCGCACTTATCGCACCATGCTGAGTGATATACGATTGTTTTAATCATCCTGTCTATCCTTATTTAGATCTTCAAAATATTTAACCGTCACAAGAGACCAATAAATGCCAATTAAAACCCATGGTGCCGATTGATTAATAACAACATAAGCCGCAACACAAAATGCAATAAAAGCAAGAATTGCTGTTTTATTACTTAAGATTTTCATTAATTTCTCCTTTATAATTTTGAATAATTACGCTGATAGAAGCTCCAATTAGAATTCCTATACACATTCCAAAGAAGATTAAATACATTCCATCAGTTATTCTCATATAATCTCCTCATGACTATTGGTTCTCCCGGACTCATATAAGGCAAAGCTCTAATCGTGTTATATTCGATCCATTCAATTGCACTTAATTCATCCCATCCTTCTTCTCGCATTAAGTATTCAACCATTTTGTCAAAGTCATATACAACTTGATCTGTACTTGAAACGCCTATAATTGCATCATCATAAGAATAATCAGTAAGGTACTTTACTCCTTCGTAACCATTATCTAATAGTATTTCTTCTGCTTTCATAATAATTCTTCAAACTCATCAATTAATCCCTCAGGAAGATCCCAAATAATATCATTCCTTGATGCCAAAATATCACAAATGTGTATTAATAATTGAGCAGATGTCTGTGGTTCTGGAAGAATAACTTTACTCCTTTTATTTGTTGTCCACTCTCCAGAATGAGAAGCACATAAATCTGCAAGATACTTTTTATACTTTGAATCTATATCATGTTCAACCTTTGTTGTTTTTATCCAATCGGCTGCAAGAACTGGATGCTCATGAACTGTATACTTAGAACCAGCCCATCCGCATTTAATTGCATCATGAAATACTGGAGCACACCTCATTAAATCTCTTTGTATTGGACTCTTAAATTTTTCTTTAACGCTCTTCAGATCAAGAATGTAATTCAAAATCTTTGCAAATAAGAATTCATGAATAAGCTGACCATATTTCTGGCACTGTTGTTTACTATGATATTTACCCGATGTAGAAGATGGCATTGTAAACATATAATCTGGTATATGTTCACACATATCCAAGAAATAATCTCTTATTTCATTAGTCTCAAACTTATCAAGTAAGGGCTGCATGGCAGCCCTTTTACTCTCATTACTGATCATTTACCGTCATCCTCCAAGATATTACTTCTCATAGCATTTCTATAAGCTTCTTCCATCATCTTCTGCTGTTCTCTTATTCTTCTTTCTTTCCTAGCAGCTTGACGCCTTTTTTCTTTTTCTTTCTGACGCTTAATAATGGCTTCGGCCTCTTTCTTTTTTGCTTCAGCTTCTTCGTTTTTCTTTTTGATTTTAAGAGCTTGCTTAATCACATCATTATATCCTTTTGTTCCACCAAAAAACTTCTTCATGATACAAATTGTGATGCCGGTTTCAAGAGAGAACTTATCCCCATCTGCAAGAACAGCCTTTTCATAAGTTCCATCTTCAAAGAAAACCTTAACACACTTATCGTTATAAGATTTAACATCTTTAATACCTACATAAAAACGAGGATAACGATCATTGGCCGTTGTAATTAGTTGTGAATTTGCTGTTGTTGCATATATAGCACTTAAATCTAAATCAGAAACATCCACCATACAAATCAATGAGCCATCAGTTACTGGTGTAAGCATTGCACTCCTCCTTAATATTAATCAGTTTACTCCTGTGCTTCCAAAACCGCCTCTATCAGGGTCATTCAATTTCTTGACTTCAATAAAATTTAAGCTTGGCTGCTTCTTCATGATGCGAAACTGGCAGATGCGGTCACCTTTATGAATCTCAGCATTTCTTACAGCATATGCCGTCATCATCCAAACATCATTATCACCTGAATATGAATTATCAATAACTCCCATGTGATTTGTTTGGATAATACCAAACCTTTTAAATGTGCTGCTTCTCGGAACTATATGAGCTTCATAATCATCTGGAAGCTTCATTGAAATTCCAAGGCTAATCAAGCGATGTTCTCCAGCATTCATTACCACATCTTCTGCCGATCTAAGATCTATCCAATCGCCCTTTTCAATCTTGTCAATTTTACATGCATCATCATGATACTTAATATAAATATCTTTCATCTGTTTACTCCTTTGTGTCCTCATAATATTATTATATTACAAAGTTGTTTGTATGTCAAATCTCTTAATTTTATTTAGTTACAACATCGTAATCCCTAAGTACCAGTTCCAATTCTTCAGAATCAATCCATTTTCCATCAACCAATTTTTTCTTTGGAACTTTAGGAAGATCATAAACATAGATTACAGAATACTCTCCAAAAGGTCTTTCTTCATATAATCTCGCATCTTTAATCTTCGTATCAATCTCATGTCCATCATGAAGATTCCGCAGCCTAAAATAAGGCTTACGAGGGTTTTTATATGTTCTGTAATTAAGCACTATATAATAATCTTGTTCAATATCAGGTCTTACGCTATTACAGTATCCAAGGTATTCTATTTCAGATTGAATTTGTGTCTTAATGTTGACAGGCTCATTTTTAATTGTTGCTATAAGTTCATTTAATACACCAGTCGTATCAACATCTTTATAAAGCTTTTTGGTCTCTTTGCTAGAATACTTTTTCATTAAGTAATCTGGAATGCCAAGCTTTTCAAGATCAGACTTCTTAAATTGTTTCCCGTTAGCGATATTGTCATATAACTTTTCGACCTCAAGCAAATAACCATTCTTTCCAAAATCTTCAAAGAAATTTAGAAGCGTAAGAATTTTAAGTTGTTTGCTATTTACTGTAGTCTTATTATGGATATCGTTTAGAAGTTCAATAAACGAGCTATATTTATTCTTTGATAAATCAAATAATTCTTGAGCAATTTGATTGTTCAAATATTTAATCCCAGATAATCCTTTATAAATAGAATTAGACTCTTTATCCATAGCATATTCTGCTACAGACTTTCCAAACCTAATGTCATTGAGCTTGATATTAAATGATTTTAATTCATTTGTAAGTTTTGCTGTTCTATCAATGTCATCGCTATACATTGAAAGAACAACAGTAAAATATTCAAGAGGATAATGAGATTTTAAATATGCACCATAAAGACTATCAATAGCAACACTTAAAGCATGGGATGCATTAAAAGAATAATGTGCCGCATCATTAACAACTTGCCATGTATTCTCAAATCCATCCTCAGTTCCAACTCTATCTTTCCATCCAGCAAGAAGCTTGTCTTTTAAAGCATCAAGTTCAGGTTGTTTAAACTTCTTCTTTGAAATTTTCTTGATAATATCATATGTCTCTTTTTCTTCTATGCCCAACCATACAAGGTAAGTCATAATAGACTCTTGATACAACATATAATTGAACGAATCTGAAAGAAGATTATCTAATTCTTCTACTCCTGTAGTATAAGGTTTACGATTTATGAAATTATCAAGAAGGCTGGCAAATCCGGGCCTAATAGCTGCAACCCAAGCTGCAAGTTCTGCTAGATTTTTAGGAGAATAATCTGAAACTAGTCTTTTACCGGAATCAGAATCAGCCTGATTAATGGTTGTAGTAAGGCCATTTTTATAAATTGCCCATACTTTATCATCGCAATTATTAACAAGAGTTGATATGTCATCAATTGGCCGTCCAATTAACTCATATACCCTTCTAATAATTTCATAAACGGAAACTGTAAGATAGTCGTTTTTTAAGAATTTATAAACATCACAATTGTACCCATCAAGAGTACAGCACATTACATAATCGCCCTTCTTTTTTTCATCTCCAACTCTGATAAGTCCAATTTGTTCAGAAATGGGATCATTAGAAAGCAAAAATGAACACGGAGAAGGAGACATTGATTCTACTACTCCTCTAAAGACAATAGAATCATCAATTTGTTTAGCCCATGTAGGAAACCTTTCTTTTACTTCTTCGTCTGAGAAATGTTTATCGCTAAGCATCTTCCCACACTCATCATAATCGTCTATGTTAAATCCATGAGCTTTGCACCAAAGTCTAAAAGCAGAAGACCTTTGCAGTGGCTTGTAAACAATCATGTAATAAATCTGATCTTCTCCAAGAATATCTTTTGTAGCTTGAATAACAGGATCAACAGAAGCCCAATTAAGATCTATATCCGGAAGTGATCTGGAGGACAAGATTCTTTCTGCGGACATAAATCTTGTAGGATATAATTTTGTAGGAGCTTTAATCCTATCGACCTCAGTAAGACCAAGTAAGTTATTAATTAAAAACGAAACGGCAGATCCTCTTCCAGATCTAGTTAAAACAGCATTGTATTTATTGATTGCTCTATTAACAACCATATGGTCAAGAATAAAGTAGTCGGCCATACCACATCTTTTAACAATATCCGTCTCATAATAAATAGCCTTTTTATACTCAGGTATTTTTTCTTTCTTAACTGTCTTTTCTTTCTTCTTCCAAGCTCTCTTTATGATTTCTTGTAAAACAGCATCACTATTATCATTTGTTAATTTCTTGTTCCCAAGTTCCTCGTAAATAAATTTATTTGGCACTTTAGGAATTTTAAACTCTTTATCTGTATAGATTGCTTCTGCATTATCAAATATAAGAGTATTATTTAACGCTTCAATAACTTGTTCCTGAGTTAAAACGCCTTGAGATTTATATCTATCAATAATTACATCTGTATCCGGATAATCCAGAATAAAGCCTTCTTCATCTGGATAAATCATACCTTTGGCTCTAAGAAAAAGACTGCGATTTTGAGCATCCTGAGGATAAATATAATGACTGTCATTTGCATGAATAATAGGAATATTAAGCTTCTCATGAAGCTTCATAATTCCCTTATTATAAGTTATTTGTTTTTCATCATTATGATTTTGAACTTCAAGATACAGACTCTTCCCAAAATGCTGCATTACTGGTATGAGGAACCCATCATACCACCCTTCTCTATCGCCTTTAAACAGCCTTCCAGCCACGCAAGCAGTGGTGACTATAACATCTTCAGGTGACAGTTGTAACAGGCCTTGTAGGTCAATTCTGGGCTTATAATAGTACCCTTCTGAATTGGCCTTGGACATCAGTTTATTAATTTCAAATCGGCCCTTTTTAGTCATAGCGATAAGCATAATATGATAATTTGCTCTATCGCTTTTATCAGCAGCATTGTCAACATAATAAGCTTCAACAGAATAAATAGGTTTTAACGAATACTTTTCACAAAGAGTTTGGGCTTCAAAGATATTACCTTGAAACCCATGCTCTCCAGTAAAATATTCTTTATGTCCTAACTCTATAGCTCTTTTCATATAATCTTCTGGACTAGTAATACTATCTAAAGTCCTAAGATTGCTATAATATGTATGCTTATGATAATTAAGATATCTCATCATTCACCAACAATTTCATCTAACCAAGATAAATCATCGTCATCTTCTTCAGCTTTTTTAATTTTATTTACTTTAAATATATTCGATTCTTTTTCTTGCTGTAATGATTCAAGCCATTCACTATAGGGCTTAAGCTGAGAAATACTATAATCACAAAGATTATTAAAATAGTAACTCTCCTTCTTACACTGTTCATATGAATCCCAGAATAATCTTTCGTCTCCTGTTATTTCATATTCAGAAACACGATCATTAATATCAGCAATTGTTTCAACGATAAGATTTTTCAGCTTATCATATATTCCCCAAATGTCCTCTATATAAACATAACAATCTTCAATGTGGAATTTTTCTTTTACATCTTCCGGTAAACAATCTATAGAATTATTCTTAGCCATTTCTGATAAGTACATTTCTAGATCCTCACCGTAACCAAGCTTCTTCAACCATGTCTTAACCCTTGCGGATAACTTTTTACCAATGTCTCTGCGCTCAACAATCGTATTTGCCCACTTACCATTTACTTGTTGATATGTAACCGAAACATACTTCAGAAAATTCCAGCAGCATTTAATCTTCTCTTGAGATACACCCATCTGTCTGAGTGCCTCTGAATACAATACAAGCTGATATGAATGCTCTTCAATCGCCTTGCCCTGATATAACGACGATGTTTTATAGTCAACAATTACATAATTATCGTTGTTATCAATATAATAAGCATCACAATATCCTTGAAATACAATTTTAGGAGCAACCTCAACTGTTAAAAACTGTTCGTTTTTCATGTCAAACGGCAGCTTTTTATAATTCTTAAAGAAATCCATTACGTTTTCAAAATACTTTTCTCGGATACTCGTATTCTTAATTTCATCTGTTCTATCAAATTTTAAATCAAGAAGTTCAATGTTTGTTAAGAATTGATCCTCGAATTCTTCGGCCATATCATTATAATCAATATCTCCATCATATAATTTCTCAAGAATGTCATGTGCTATTGTTCCAATATGGCCATATGCGGATGTTACTTCAGCTGCTGGCTGAACATGTTTAACATAAGACAAAAACCATTCATATCTACTTGTTAACCATGTGCTAAATTTAGAGTAGCTCCAAAGTTCGTCTACTCCATATCTTTGTTTTACTTGTTCAAGTTCTTCTTTTGTAAGACGCATAGTCACCGCTTTTCTGCCAATGTAATAACAACGGTCTTATCTGCGACTTCAATGTGCCAATCTTTAATCAAAGAATCCATAATATACATAAGATTTTTATCGTCTTTACCCATAGCTTCTACGATCTCATTCCCATGAGAATCAACTACAAGAATATTGTCCAAATTTAAACCGCATTTATCCATGTAATCAAGCTGTTGCTTAAGTGTAGTATTATTTTTCATTCATAAACCTCACATATTCTTTATGCTTACTATCATCATAAATTACTCTATGTTTAAACAAAAAAGTATAAACTTTGTTCTGCGCATCTGCTGGTGAGTCTTTTTCTTTTAAAAGATTCCACTTATCGTATATATATGAAACCTTACGAAGGCCATAAAACTTATCACAAATACTCCAAACTTCTTTCTCAGATATATCTTTATCTAATGCAAAAATTATTTCATTCTTGCAAACTCCAAGAAGAATACGAACTTGTTCATCACTTAAACTGTGACCTTGTAAAGCAACACAACTATCATCAAACAATGAATCTCTTTTTAGCACAGACTTTTCTGCTTCAAAAACTGTTACTGTATTAGACTTACTTATAGAATCATAATTCTCGTATAACCCATATAAGTTTAAATGTTTAGGCATACCCGGAGTTAAGAAGTATTTCTTAATTCCAAACTGATCACAATTTGGAACAGTGCTTCTAGCGTTGTATCCCATCAATGAACCGTTTTGCCAATATCGAATAGGGATTATTATTCTTTTAAATCTATATGAATAGCAAATTCCAAACTTCTTAACAGTCCAAGGCATAATGCCCTCTTTATACCAACTGATATGTTCAATTGGGATAAAATCATCAAGTTCTTCATTGCTAAGAAATTTAATATCTTTAACGTTTACAGTATTTCTCTTTTTATATTTCTTAAATACTGCCAGAGGATCAGCCTTTTTCTTAGGCTCTTTTTTGTAGTTATAAGATACGCCTAAAATTTTATGAAGGTACTTAATGGCCGTTAAAAAATCTGAGCCATTAGCATATTCAACAAGAGATATAATATCCTCATTCATATTTGCTGAAACGCCTCTTGTATAGTTCACATATCCTAAATATTCATTGTTGTATATATTGATTGCACTAGGATTATCGCCATCTTTATTACAGCAAGAGTAATAATCTTTAGATGGATGGTAAACAATTTGATTACAGCCTAGCTCAGATAAAATATATTCAACCTTCTTATTCTCGTAGATATATTTTTTCAGTTCTACGGCTGTCATATCCGGTTAACCCCGCTTTCTCAATTCAACTTCTTCATATTTGCAACAACAATATATAAGCTGTAAAACAGCAATAAAAAAAGAATTTGTTTGCCAATGCAAACACCACAAATCATCTTTATAATCTTTTCCTAAAACGCTATACATTTTATGCATTACGCCCAGTCTCTTTCTACGGTTGTAACGCCAACCTCTTTACAAGTATTTCTGCTCATATCATGTTCCAGAACAATTTGATATGAAGTTGACCCCTCTCTATTCTTAATAATAAAAATAACTTGATAATGCTTATCTCTATCTAATGTAACCGGAATCTTACTTCTACCATTTTTGCCTTCAAGTCTGTAAACTTTAAGCTCATTACGTTCGCCGGGAAATTCATCATCATAAAGGTTTCTAATCATAATACAAGTTGATGCTACATCAACCATATTTTTACTTAATCCAATGTTGTCCTGAGTATAAAATCTTTGATTAGCAGAACCTTTTGCTAACTGGAATGTAATCATGATATGTACATTGTTAGCTTCTGGCTTAATTACATCTGATATCTCAACCATCTTTTGCTGCATATCAAGCCAACTTATTTCCGATACTCTTCCAGCATCCATCTTAAAAGTATCAAGCAAAAAATACTTAACACCCATGCTTGAATACTTTTTTATAATTTTAATTACATTTGCTGTCTTATAATTCTGAAACGGTATAATTGTGATGGTATGGTTTTGAGTATTCTCCTTGAGCCAATCAGCAGCTTCATGAAGAATCGCTCTTACTTCATCACTAAATCTTCCATCTCTTACAACATGCTTTTGAATATCTTTACCCAAAATATTATTTGCCACAAAAACAAGAAGCTCTCTCTGCCATTTTTTAATTCCATCTTCATTAAGCATAATAACAATGCGCTCTTTATTTTCAATAATACTTGGGATAGTTGCGGTTCTTGCAAAAGTGCTTTTACCAACATTGCTTAATCCACCAACTAATGTAATTGATCCAAGGTATTGGCCGCCAATTTCCTGAGAGAGTATCGGCATATGATAATATGGAAGACCAACCGCAAATCCTTCATCCAGCTCTTCAATTAGGTCATAGATTCCGTCCGTTACATCGTAGCTTTTAATTTCATTATCTATATTTACAAAAATATCATTTATATAAACCTGATATTCATCATATATTTGTTCGGCAGACATATCTGCATATTCGCTCATACGATCTTTATCAACCCAACCATGTTGAGCAAGCTTAATAAGAGCAGACCATTTACGAAGCTCTGCTAAATAGCCATCGTATGCTTCATCTTTGATATATGTACCAGCCGTTTCAATCGTACTGAAACCACCATACTCTTCGTACTTTTGTTTCAGTTTTAAATGTTGTTCGAGATAAGACCCTACGATTATTTCATCAAGAGTGTTCTTACCTTCTTTCATAATGATCTGATCCGCAATAACAAAATAAACTTTCCACACATTGTTATCAAAATCAGTTAAAGAAAGATTTGATTCTCTTAGTTTTTCCGGATCTTTCCAAATCATTGCAACAACATTAGCTTCACAAACAAGCTTATATTCTTTGATTTGTTTAATAACATCTAAACATTGTTGCTCAAATGGACTAATTTTCGGCATTACCACAGCTCCTTAAATTTAGCAGCCATATCATCGCTTGTCTTTTTAAGGTATTCTTGATTAAGATTCTCATAAATATCGTTATAAACCCTATTAGATTTTTCTAACGATTTTTCTGCATTCCTCATTCGAGTTGCAACTTCATTGATATTGTTTCTAACGATTGCACAAATATATCCAATTTTATTTGCTTCGCCATTAAAGTTTTTACCACGAATAGCATTAAGAATTTTATTCTTATTTATTTGGAAAGTCCTTAATATTTCTTTATATGTATAAGTACCATTACTGGCCGCTCTTGAATTAGCAATTGACTGTCCTCTAGTTAATCCTTGTATCCTAAGACAAGCGGCCTTTTGAAGTTTTTGGTTGTCATTATATCCAAGTATTTCTTTTTCAATATATGAACATAATTCATTCCATTCGCCTTTATAATCTTCTTTCGCCATTTTGTCTCCTTATAAACAGACTGTGTGATTTCTCACACAGCCTGTCAAATGTATTAGACGCAGAGTTTAAGAATTTCTTCTGCATCATCAATGTTGTCGATCTTCATAGGATTGCTAAAGCCTCGCTCTTTTGAAGCTCCGATAATTTCAGCAAGCTTTTCTTTGTTACCTTTATTATCAGAACAGAACTGTTTGATTTTTGCTAGAACATCATCAAGATTTCCAGCCGCTTTATGTTCTTCTTCTGCTTTAGCAATTTCTTTGATTCTCTTTTTATCTTCCTTATCTTGTTCCTTCTTAAGAGCTTCTACTGACTGACCGCCCTTTTCAGCTTCAGACTTAATAGCGTCTGTAATAGCATTAATGAATTCATCAACATTCATAGAAATTTCAGGAACAATATTGGCAAATCTTGAACCACTATCAATTACATAATTGTCATTATCTCTAAACTTAATCTTTCTAATTTCAGCCGTCTGCTTGCCCTTCTTAATTTCAGATCCTCTTCCGTCACGCTTACCAGTATTTTCACGAACAATTTCTCTATCGACATAAGCAAGGGCAAGGAAGTGAAGGTCCTTTTTAAGAGCATTAAAATAATTTTGCTGCTGATCAGATGTAAGTACCTGATAGGATTCTCCAGTTACAACATCTGTAACATCCTTCTTCTTAACATGAGAAATATAAATTGACTGAACGCCAACTTCAAGAAGCCTATTTCTCATCTCAAACATAAGCTCCATGGCCTTCTTTTCTCCTCGGCCAAATCCTCCCCAGCTGCTGTTAATGCTCTTAACTGTAGGCTTTCCAGACGCTTTCATTTCTTTATTGTAAAGTCTAATTGATTCCTCTTCTGCAATATCAATAAGCTGATCATAAGTATCAATTACAACCACTCTAAGATTAGGATAATCTGAGGTCTTATTTTCGATGATGTCTTCACAAATGTCAGCGAATCCAGCAGAGTTGGTATACTCATCATATTCCATATTCCACTTTGGAGCATTGATATAGTTGATACCAGAAATAGCATCTGCACCACGCTCAGCACCAGTCTCAATGAAAAGATAACCATCTTCTCCAGCAAGTTTTTCACAGTACTGATAAATAAGAGTACTCTTACCAACCTTACTCTCTCCTAACAGACAAAGAGAATAAGAAAGAGGATCGATTTTAACGACATTCTTTTTTCCAAATTTACCCAAAACGTTCTCCTTTTACTCCGATATTTAGAGTGGGCATTTCTGCCCACTCGCCATTATTAACCAAGGTCATCAAGCCAATCGTCATCGCTATCTGAAGAAGAATCCTCTTCATCAAAAGGAACCTCTTCATCCTCATCTTCGTCATTATCTGCTTCAACAGGAACAAGATAATCAAGAGCAAGATCATCATCTGTATATTTAGCATCGAATTTCTGGACAAGAGCCGTTACGTTACCATCATTATCCGTTTGCTTTTTGATATAAGGCTTAGTAAAGATCATCCTTCTCTCTCTGGATGCATTTGTAGCACACGTTGCGAGAGCTTCTTCTTCACTTAAAATTCCAATTGAAACAAGTTCGCGAATATCATCCGGAACATCATCCCAAGTAGTTTCTACTGTTGCTCCACCTTCTTTGAAAACGCCTTCAAAAGTAATCTGTGTTACATCTTTCTTAATTTTAAAAAGATAGCTGATTGCTTTCTTAGCCTTTTCCTGATCTGCTGGGAACGCATATTCAAATTCTTTTCTAAGAGGTACAAACTTGCCGCCCTTCACCTTGCCACCCTCAGTAAGGTCATGGCCGTTATACTCGCGCAGCTTCTCAAGGACATATGCTGAAACAGTATATGTTTTCTTTTCTTTATCAACACCTACAGCAGAATCGCTATCAAGCAGCACCGTCTGGATAAACGTAGCAGAGAAATCTTTTTCTTCTCTTGTAGAAAGTACAATCGAATTAATATTTCTATTTACGGTAAGATTCCCATTATAAAGCTGATATTCAAGATTGCCTCTTACACTAACAACTTCTCCATCCTTAAGATGTTCTGCAAGATAAGCGATTGCATCATATTCTGAAAGAAAATTCTTATAGAAAATCTTACCTTTCGAATCTCTTTCAATACCACACCTAATAAACTGCATTGTGGCTACATCTTTAAGAATATCTTCATCAAATCTATCTTCCCAATCGATAGTATAGCTATTAGAAAAATCTGCTCTACCATCTTCTGTTTTGCCAACAACATAAATTACATTATCACGATTTACGCCGTAACCGCCCATCATCTGAGCATAAATAGTTCCATATTCTTCGCCGCAATCAATTCCAATATTGGCTCTGCTATAGCACCAGTCGCTCTTATTGCTCTTCTGGTCAAGTGTAAATGTGTTGTTATTAATTCTCACCTTACCAACAAGATTAAAACTTGCTGTCCAATTCTTCTTATCTAATTCCGTTCTCTCTTTAGCCTTCGGCATTCTTTTTCTCCTTAATAATCATAATATCTTGGATCGTCATTTAAGTTTTCAAATTCGTTTTTATAATACTTAACTACATTTATGCTGCCACAATATGGACAATGTGTTAATTTTGTACTGGTGAAGCCCTTTTCATCAAACCATTGATCACTTTCGTTTAAAACAAATTCACTTTTACATTTCCCACACTTCATCCATCTGCTTCTCCTTTATGAAAGCTTAAGAGAAGCGCGAGGATAAATAGTACAAGTGTTCCACTTATATACATCACCGGACTCAATAAACTCTCCGGTTTCTAGGTTGACTGCTGTATTAGTGTTTGTCTTAATGTAAACACCATCCTTATAAGAAAACACAGTGCCATCACGAATCTCATCAAATTCAAAGAATCTTTCTTTTGCCTTAATAATATCCATTAAATTAACTCCTTTTCATCATATCCGTAATCTTTTGGGTCGATTCCATTTTCTTTCATATATTCAATTAATCTATTTACATAATACTTGGCCATTGAACGCAGCGGATAAACTAAATCTTTTTCTTTTACACCATTTTTTATTTGGCCAATAATGTTTCTCAGCGCTTCGTCTTTACCAAGCCATTCTTCTTTGCTTAACCATTCTTCTGTTGCTTTATTTAGGTCAAATGGCGTTCCTATCTTCTTATGTATTCTCTTACAAGAAGAAATAAATCGTTTATAATTCTCAGCATAAGCTTTCATTCTTTCACGATTTTCATAGATCACCCATGACTCATTCATAATGTGAACAACATTTCCATTCTCTTTCGTAAAACTACCAGAAGAAATAATACATGGATAATAAGGGATTAAATCTTCCCATTTCGTTATTTCCAGAGGGCTTCCTTTATTACCCACATAAATCTTCCATTTATTTTTAAGCGTTTCTGTGTCGTAAATACATTTGTGAATACATAATGTATCACATAAATCGCATTTCCCAGAAAACTCGGACATTTCTTCTCCTTTTATTCGTTTATAATCCAAACATCCCAATATCCACCATACCCAGAATTTAGTGCTTCTTCATGAGTATTGAAATATATATCAAAACTATCTCCAACAGCTCCTCCTGTATCTTCAACTGTATAGATATGATTGTTAATCATCACCTTCGTGCCAGCCTTTAATACATTATTTGCCACTGTTCTTCCAGCTGTCGGAATTGTTCCGGAAGATGTATGACCTATATCATCAGATCCGGTACATTTTCTACAATGACAATATGCTGTAATTTTCTTTTTGCCGTAATAAGTTTTGTTATAATTTAATATAGTTTCTGTATTATTTTCTGCCACATAACTGGAATGAACATGTAGAATTTGATCATTAAAAATAACTTTTGTCCATTCTCCGTTTGTATTAATTCTTTCCAAAAATGTTCCAGCTGGAACTTCGCAATAAACATCTCCGTCAAAAGATCCGTCATACCGAAGCCTTACATTGTCTCCGGTCACAACAACTGTTTCCGTCTCAATCTCTGAAGCATAGACTCCAATACTTGAGGCCATACATGAAATTAAAATTAATAACGCAGCTATCTTTCTCTTCATAAATCTCCTTTCTTAATTGATAAACAGCCCCAGTTGGACTCGAACCAACGCATGTAGCAGTCAAAGTGCTATGCCTTACCGCTTGGCTATGGGGCTATGTGACAATGTAATATTAAGCTCATCACTATAATAATTATATCATCATGTGTGCTCGTTGTCAAATCTCTAATATTACATTGTTACACACTGCGTTTACGCAATGGTAAACACAGATCCTTTCCCTTTAATGATATATTCATCTGTTACATCATCAAAGCTGATATTGCAATTAGCATATGAAATTGTTAAATACCCCATATCAGATTCAATCTGAAGCGTTTTATCATCTTCATAATCGGTTATCCATTCAGGACGAAAGGTTAAGCATAAATTGACATTTGGTGTTTCCATTGAAACGCAAATATTCTTTTGTTCAGAAACTTTTCTTTTAAGTAATGCGATCATGTTTGCCTCAAAACTCTCTCTCATTTGGATCAGCCCTTTCTGTATTAAAAATTATATTCGAACGAGTGTTCTATGTCAATAAAACAAATAAGTGTTCACATTATTTTAATATAATGCTCCACTTTATATATCATAATATTATACAGTATACACGCTGAAGCAAACGCTTCAGTTGTTCTCAAATAACATTGGATATTTTTGATAAATTAAATATTTCTGAACAGTTATTCCATATTTATTTTCTGTTTCTTTTCTCATTTCTTTTGAAGCAAGAAATGTTTCAATGTCAACATTATACTTTTTCATCTCATCCTGAATGAAAGAAACAAGACCACTACCATAAATCGCATTAAAGCTACACCAATCTGCAACACCAAGAAAATCAAACATTCTAAGTGCTCTATTATATAATCTTCTTCCCTTGATAAATTCACTAACCCCATCTTTAACATTAGGATAGTCTTTAATTATTAATCCGTTATCAATTAGTTTTGTTTGACGCTGTTCCATTCCAGTAATGGCCAGATAATTTAATTCCTTATCAGAATTAATTGCAAGCTCAATAAACTTATCTGATACAGGAATAACTCTTCCGGTACATGCTTTAAATGTTTTCTTTTTAGTGTCCAGATCTTCTATCTTAGCATTTACTATTTCGCAATAATTCTTTCCCTTTAATCCCTCAAATAACGCAATTATAGCAAAAGAATCTCCATAGTTAACAAGCTCGTTACACCATCTATAGATCGTTTCCTTTGGAATGATCTTATTCTGCATTGCTATTTTATTTAGGCAAGCGATAAGATCATCTTTATCAAATTCTAAAAAATGATTTTGGCTATCCTTAACTAAATTCTGTTGTAAACACCACTGCGTATACTGTTGGAACGAATTGCATAAAACAAGAAGAGACTCATAAGAAGAAATATTTAGTGTCTTAAAAAAATTATTAATCTCATACGCCGTAAAATTTGAAATATCTTTCCCTAGCTCTTCCTCAAACGGCTCACTTTTCTTAAAGCAATTCTGTAAATAACCTTTAGGTACAATAACTTCGGACTCTTTGTTCTCTATATATCTATTTTTGATATTTTCGTTATACATATTATTTACCCCTGTAGTTTATCTAAAGCATCCACTGTCCTCTTCGTAATCGTTCTATACTTTTTAAACATCCTTGAATCAAGTTTGTCCTTCTGTGCAATCATTTCCGTTGCTTTGATGGGATCAATACCGTTTTTCGCAGCATAAACAATTATTATCACATCTTTGTAATCAAGATTTCTTTCCATTAAACCTTCGTCAATGCTGGTTAAGTTATTAAAGTAATCTTTTATTTCTCTTTCAGTTTTTACAATTGCCGTAGTTGGTATTTGTCCCTTAATATCTTTGAAATAAAAATAATCAATTACAGAAGATAACTCAGCAAAATTGATCTGGCCTTCATTTCTAGAAATCTTTCCCTTGAAGTTAAACATTATATCTCTATTTAATCTTTCAACAACAAGGTTTGCAGCTGAATTCATATTCATAGAATCAGAATCGATCTTAGACATTTTTGTTTTCTGATCCTCTTGAAATATAAATTGCTTTACTTTATCTTCCGGAAAAGAAATAATTCTTATTTCTATTGGGTAATTAAAATCAGGATTGGAATCGTGCTCTTTGCTCATCGCGATATATCTATGATATCCATCAGAAATATCGAAATGGTCTATAGAATTGATAATTAATTCATTCTTGTTTGCGTTATACGAGAAGTCTGCATTTGAATTCTCATCCATGTTTAATGTAATTGTATTAGGTATATAGTTTTCAGAATGTAGACTATCTTTAATTTCCCTTATAGCATTCTTATTAAGTGCAATTTTATAATATTCTTTGTTGCCCCTAATAATACGCTGCATAGTTCTCTGGGCATTTACATTATAATTAATTAGCTGCGCTTTCCTTAGCTCCATTAAGAACTTTACATCGGTTACGCCAATCCATTGATCTTCAGAAACCGGAAGGCATTTTATCACAATTGGGAAATCAAGAGTTTCAACTTTGTAAGTTGATTTGTTATATGTTTCTATTTCCTTTTTTGCAAAGAAATCTTTAGTTTTAGTAGATCCTTTTATTTCGTCCAGCTTTGAAATAATTGCAAACAAAATGAATTCTGAGACAGAATCCATTTCCGTTCTTCCGGACACACAATCAGCAATTATACCAGTTGGAATATTATATTGTTCATGAACATCAGAAATTAATTTGTTATATTCCTCCTTATTAAAGACAATAGAATTACACTTTTTTCTTAAATAAGAAGATAATGCTGTTTTATCTTGTAACATAAGTCACCTCCATTTCTGTTATAATTTAAACATGTTAGTATTATTTATGTCAACCATGTTATTAAAATAGCATTTTTGACATAATGTCTGCCGCAGCAGTTTTATACTGTTCTTTATCGCCTCTAATATATAATTCCGTTGTCCTCGGATTATTGTGATTCATGCACGTTTGTACAAAAACAAGATCCTTTGTCTGGTTATATAACTGAGTTCCATATGTCGCTCTCAGCTTATGAGGAGAAATCTCCGGTCTTCCAATTGCCGCAGCATATTTATTAACGATATCAGTAATACCTTTCTGACTAATTCTTTTCTTCTGGCAGTTAATAAATAATGCATCTTCCTGAATACCAGCAAGAATCGATTTCCGTTTTTCGAGCCATTCAATAATGGACTTGTAAAGATCCGCAGAAATCACATAGTTAAATACTTTATCACCCTTATCTGTTACTGTAATTCTTCCATGCTCAAGATCAATGTTAGAAACATTTAATTTAAATAGCGCAGAGCATCTCATCCCAGTACTAAGAAACATAAGGATAATCAGTTTATCTCTTTCTTTCCATTCCTTTTGCCTTGCTCTAGCCTTGTGACTGCCGCAACCAGTTTCAATCTTTGCAATATACTTTCTAATTTCTTCTGTATCTAAATAGCCGTGCGATCTTTTCTCAATTGTCTTTTGAGAATCTCTTGCCTTTGGCCTAGATACATAAGCCATATAATCATCTTTAATTCTGTTGCTGGCCTTCAGATACTTGCTATATTTCTTTAATGCAGCATATGCTGTAATCTGATATGAAGCTGTTGTTCCTCTTTTAGATGCTAAATAACTCGTGAAATCATCAAGTGTTAATTCACTTTCGTTCTTTCCTGTTTCCCTTAAAAACTCTGAAACACGAAGAATATAATTATATGCACTCGTAGGCTGCATATTAGAAATAAAGCTGCTGAACCCAGCAATGCTCTTCCATTTTTTATTCTCTTTGATTGCATTGTTTATTCTGTCATTGGATATTTTCAAATAGATTTCATTTCCGTCCATAATTTACCTCTCTTTTATAAGTATAATATGTCTTCTAATGTTTCGCTAAGATAATCGATAAATTCTTCATACGGTCTTTCCATTTTATCTGATAAGAATTCATCGATCATATCAATTGCGGTATCCATAAGATCAATTGATTCTTCTGATATTTCTCCTCTTTCACTTGATTGTAATCCTTCTGGCATATTATCAAATGCTATTTGTTCATCTAATTGAATGTCTCTTATTTCATTTTTTATTTCCTTTGCTCTGTCCTTATCTATCTTATAATCAATACCATTAATAATATTTTCAATTCTATTTCGTCTTTCTTTATTCATGCGAGACCTCCAATTTTATAAAACTCACTATAGATTCTATTAAACATTTCCTTTGGGCCTTCTACGCTCTTTTTGTACCACTGATAATCATTCACACCAAGTTCAATCGCCTCCTTTTCTGTAATCTCAATTGATTTATAAGGATCATCAAAATACGTAATATAATACTCACTATAAATATCAATTCCTGACGGACAATCAGCAGATCTTTTAACAATTCTGCTTTTATCTCTCTTATTCAGCTTATACATACGGCCAGTATTGAGATCAATTTTTGACCAATTATACTCTCCTAATTCAGCTGGTTTAACAAGAACATCTCTTTTATCATATTTTCTGTTTATCTTATGATTTTCATCAGGTAAGTATAAATGTACGCTCCACCTTCTTCCTTCATTTTTTGCAATCCTATCATTCTCTTCATTAATTTTTGCTGCTTCTTTGACTTCTCTTTCCTTAATTAAATCCGTTAAACACACCAGCTTTTTCCCAGACAAATCAGTAACGTATAATTTGTGATCATAATAATCTGTTATTATTTTAACTTTTGCTCCATTGAAAACGTTTCTTGTTTCTCCTCTGTCATTCATATACACAAGAGTATTGTTTTCCTTTTTTGCATTATTATGTTGTTTCCAAATATGAAAATTATTTTTTGTTTCATATAAGAATGCTAAAAGAAAAAGAGCTATAGAAACAATAAGTCCCAATCACATCACCTCCAAATATATTCGCCACTTAGTGTTTTATAAAATCTGTTTCCTTTATGCTCCAACATGTTTCTTTTCTTTTTACAATATGGACACCACATCCACTTCAAATGATTATCTTTCCTTTGCCTTGCCAAACTTCTTGGAACAAACATTTTTCCACCACAATCAGGACAAACGCATACGCTAATATTAATACTTTGATTTCTCTTCCTCAATCAATCACCTCTCATAATAATTCCAACAATCAAAATTTAGTTCTCATCAAACACAATAATAACTGGCATATCTTCCCAATACCAGCCTTCATTGTCCGCAACAAGATCGTCCATTACATCTACTACTGTAAACCCATCTACGTTTCTATTATTTATTTCTGCATAGTACTGAACAAGATTTGAAATGTCATCCGGAGTTTTATCTTCCGTTGTATGAAGAGAAATGTACCAATCTTCATTAGGATCTTTAAAAATTAAATTGAAATGTCTCATATTCGTTTCCTTTCTTATTATATCATAATATTATTCAGTTATCAATGAGCTGGGAACACAACATGCTCACCTTTTTTAAGTCCCCAACATCCAGACTTATCATCATTTCCGTTTACCTTGTGAAAATGGCATTCAGAACAGTTTCCAGTACACAGCTTTGCACCAAATTCAGGAGCCGTCGTACTTCCATCTGCATATAACAGATGACTCTCAGGAAGATTGTGTCTATTATCAATTTTCATTCCTTTCCATACAGAAAGAATGGGATGAACATTCTCCGGAAAACTATATGTATCAAGATATTTATTAATTCCATCATAGTTCTTTGTAAAGAAAAGAATATTTGTTGCTGGATTGATTGCTGCAACCACTGCAAGATATTCAAAATCTTTGTCGTTAAGATCTCCACCAACATTGATTCTTAATTCCGTTACGAAATTCTCTCTAATCTGGTCGCTAATTTCTCTCCAGAATCTTGCCTGATCAAGTTTGTGGATTGCAGAATTTAATGCTCTTGATTCAATAACAGAAGGATAAATACAATCGTTTCTAATATCGTAACAAAGGCCTTTGCAACCAGAACAATTAGGACAATCGACAATCGGAATAAGAGAAACGGTCCAACAGGACACTCCAGTTTTTGCATTTCCATTCATAAGTCTCACATGATGATTATTAATGTTTTTCATATATGTTTCTCTTGCGTCCAGCATCTTTTTAATTCTTTTCTGAACGGCTTCGATATCCATTTCTTTAATTTTCTTAGGAGCTTTAACTGCCATATTTATCACCTTTCCTTTCATGTTTTAATTATGCAGACTTTCTTACACACTCATAAATATTGTTTCGCTTACTTATAACATCAAAATACTTATTTATTACTGGCAAATATTCTTTTGACTTCTTATTCCTTTGCCAGCCTTTCGATGTTTCTTTTCCTACACCAGAACCATCACCTTCATAAAAAGAAAACAGGACAGTTGCTTTATCATACTTAGCAATGTCCTGAAGGATCTGATCTATTATTTCGTCCTCGTAAATTACATTGAGAACGTTTGAACACACCACATAATCCGGTGGCCTTCTTTTCATATATTTCCTTACGTTTCTATTATGTACATCAGTTCTATTAAATTTATCATATACATATACATCAACTCCTTTCCCTTTCATAAACCTCTGGTTTGTATCAAACTTACCACCACCATAATCAAGAACTACTGTATTTGGATTAAACTTATATTTCGAATAAATTTTATTTACTACATTTATTGATGTATCGGCTGAAGTATATTTCTGCATAATTTTATTTCCTTTCCTTAGTCAAATCAATACAATACTCAGCGTTATCAGCTTCTGTAAAAAGAACGCTGCCACCATAATCATATTCAGTTAAAAAATGCTCTGGAATGTCTGAAAAATCATGCGTGTTAATCCATTCCATTGCTTCCTCTTCACTATTTGCCTTGATATTAAAGCGTCTTATTTCTGTCATGTCACAAGCAAAAATCATCCTATCTCCTTTCCACAGCATCTTTTTATAATATTTACTATCACGCCCCACTCATTAAATACATTTTCATTAAGCAGCTTTTCCATTTCAACTTCTCTTTCTTCCGTTGGAATGGTCAAATCATCATTTTCCATCATAGGAAGAATGAGATCTTCAACTTTTTTAATTTTTTGATAGGTTAATTTCTCTTCCAATTCATGTAAATGAATATATACATCATAATTTCCATCGCTATCCCAAATATTTATGCACTGTCCAACAGTAGTATGACGATCATCCTGATTAAATTCCATATTTGTCTCCTTTCAAGCATTGCCTTCCATTATGCATTTCTCTTCCGGAATCGCACTGTATGGTTTATAGTTTCTCCACTTTTTAAAGAAGTTAATCTTTTCTTCATCCCAACTTTTACTTGCGTTCCATACTTCTGCACAATCCCACCAGAGAGCTTTAATTGTAGCGATCCCTTCTGGATCTCCATTTCTCATCCAATAGGATTTGCATTGCTGAAAATATGTTTCCGTTTTATTCATTTCATTGTCCTTTCTTATAATAATGAATATCAAAGATATCTTCGACCATGCAGAACATAATGATTTCAACCACATCGTTGCCGCATTCAGCTGCTATATCTCTTGTCATTCTCACAAGATCTTGGACAAAATCCTGTGTCATTAATCCGTTTCCCTCAAGCTCATTAATATCTTCGTCCGTGATTTCATTTGCCTTTCTAAACCCAATGTCAAGCAAATGTGCTGTTGCCATAATGAACATCTGCGGGTTTCTGTAATAGATTTTCTTCATATTGTTATACATATTATTCATTCACCTCCTCAATAATGTCTGTTACATTACACCAATCAGAATCAAAATCATCTTCACTTCTAATAAATAATTTTTCCTTAAATGCTTTTTCAACTGCTTCTTCCGGTGAATTTGCCTCTACTGTACATGATGCATCCCCAACATAACTTGCCCAAACCGTATACTTTTTCATGTTTTCTCCTTTCGATATTTAATTCCCTTGACCAAAATGAATTGTAAACTGCTGCATTATTTCTGGTGGAATTGGTGCTACTCTTTCATTATCATCATCAACAAACACATCAAAGCTGCTATTACATTCCGGACAAATACAAAACTCTCCCAATTTATCATATAGAATTTGAACTGGGATAAATTCATGGCCGCAATTTAAACACTTTACTTTCCCTTGACTAATCATTTGAATATTGCTCATTCTGTTTCCTTTCGTATTCTTTAATATCTTCATTTACAGAATCATAATCAAATATCCCATATCCAATTGTGTTTTCATTCTTCTCAATACTTAATTCTGCAATGTCATTTTTTACAACACTCAACAAATAAAACAGGCCTTCAAACATTGCAAGACAATTCAAATCCTTTGTCGTATCAAACCATAATATTGTTTCAAGCGAACCATCTTCCGGATTGTTACCATATTTAAACAACTCATGATCATCTCCTTCAGAAGTGATAACGATTCTATACTTATAAGGTGTTTTCATTTTTATCTCCCTTTCAAACCAAACTGAACCGCATAACTAAGTCTTTCAAAAATATCTTCAATAATCACATCTTTTAAACCTTTCCAGCTTCCATAAAGATTAACTATTTTCATCATATTTTCTTCCGTTGGATCAACTCCGAGCATTTGTTCAAAAACAAATTCCAAATCTTCTCTGCACCATTCTGTATCAAGTGTGTGCATAAACTCATCAATCGCGTCCTTCATATTTATCTCCCTTCAATAAACCATAATATTATTTACATTGGGCAACCAACCATATGACTCATTTGTGAATGTAAAAAATCCATCAAAATCATCACAAACACAAACATTATAGATCCAGTTTTCAAATGTACAATCGGCATATTTACCGAGTTCATATTTTGTTTCCGAATCAAAATCATCCTGATTCTTCACATACCAAAGAAACACATAATCATCTGGCACATCAACTACATTAAACATTGAGTATTCTTCAACATCTTCTTTTGAGATAAGACCAAAATCACGCAGCTCATCGCCATAAACAGTAAGAACCATTTCATTTCCTTTCTTTAATCTTCTTCATAATCGTCATCACAATTAAAATCAATTCCTTCAACATAAGCATCTTCAAGATCAATATCTTCGTCTTTCAGATTTGTTTCCTTTACATCAGCATCAATTTGTGAATCCTCGTTTAACATTATTACAATTTCGCGATTTTTATCTGTATCGCCAAATAAATTACAAGTAACAAAATCCTCTGCCATTTCCTTTGAACTTGCTTTAATAAAATATTCAAGTTTACCGCTTAGAGTAATTTCAAGTTTATAGATCTTCATTTCTTTTTCCATTCTCATCACCCCTTTTAAACTGCAACTCTCTTCTTAACAATCTTGTGGACATACTGTGGTTCGTTTTCTCTATAGTCACGAAGCATTTGCTTTGCATCTGGCCAATCATCACAGTAACAAGTCAATTCAAATCCGTAACCATAGTTAGAATAAATAGCATATTCATCTCTCGTTTTTCTTTCGTACATTTTTCTCCTTTCACCATACATGAAGCGGTTCATTTGCTTTGACTACTGTTCCGTAATATTTATCATTCCAATTAATTATTTCCGTTGCTTTCTTTTCAAATTCTTTGCAGAACTCTTCATAAGTAATCAAATCAAAAAACTGATTGATCTCAAATACCACACCATCATCAATAAATTCATATGGATAATTATCTTTTCCGTATCCATATCCGGAGTCAATTCCACCTACATACAAATCAAAATCTACAAAACATTCTTTGCAATCATCTCTGTCATAAGCAGCAACAACTCTGGAATCAAAACACAAATCACCAACTCTAATGCATCCGTAATACCAACCATCTAATTCAATCCAGTTCTTTTCCCTTAAATCTGTGTACAGTTCTATCCATTTCTGTTTTGGAAATCCATCATAATTAAATTCCATTTTTACACCACTCCTTTATGTTTTTTCTATTCTCTGGTGTATCAATCCATCCGAACCATCTTCTATTAATGCCGTCAATAATAAATGGATCTGGCAATTCATCAACAGGAATTATCTTACAGAAACCGGAAGCAACAGCTTCAATTGCGGCTTCTTCATCATCTATTTCCGTTTCAATATGTGCATCACATATTGCTTCTAAATCAAGAAGGCCAGTTCCATTAAAATCAAATATGTCAAATCCTCTTTTCGCTTGTTCTTCTGACCATCCAGAATCAATAGCAAATGCGATGTCTGTTTCTGTTGGATATTGATACATAACCGACCTCCTTAATCAACATCATACTTATCAATGTAGTCATCAAGCATTTCAGCAAATATTTCTTCAATTGTTTTGTTTGTCTTCTTGGCAATGTAATTAATAGTGTCCGCATCCCAATTCATAACAGCAATATTCTTCATTTTATTTCCCTTTCTTTTTTAATTTGTTTAGTTTATTATCTCTGACGGTTTAACCTCTTCCCACCGACAAGGATTTATGATTAAGCTGCCTTAACGATTTTCATTGCCTTATCAAGGAACTGATTTCCGTCAATCATCTTCCCAAAGAAATTCTCTTTGTAATTCTGAGTCATTCTTGCTGGCGCGATATGACTTGCCGTATCTGCCGCAGCCTGAATAAATCTTGCCGCAGTCTTATCCAGATCCTTCAGATCCGGAGCAGAATAATATCTAAACCAAAGGTCGCTCTGTACTCTCTGTGCATTTGCTTTCTGCCGATTTGTCATATCATCAGTTACCGGAGCAATGAACTTGATAATGTTATTTACCTTGTCATCGTTCAGCTTAATTTTGTGGAGTTCCTCCATCTCATCATTAAGCGCTTTCATGTACTCATCAGCAAGCATAAGCGTTTCCTTTGCGGACTCAAGCTTCATCTGAATATCTCCAGTATGTCTTGTAGACCAAGTTCTACTTGCGTTGCTAAGAGCCATGTTAAGAGTGTTCTGGCAAACAACTCTTGTAGGAGTCATAGCTACCTTAATCGATCCAGTTCCATCATGAGTGTTCGTAAACACTACATAAGGAGCGACCTCATCACCAAGGATTTTATACTTCTCAGGAAGAATGGCCAGCAACCAAATTCTCTTGCCACCATTCAGAGAACCAGCAGTCTCATACTTAACTCCCTCACCAAGAAGAGAATCAGTAAACGAGAACGCATCAATATTCTGTACAATCTGGTATCTATTACCGACAACACCCAGAACTTTGTTGTCGCTACTTCTTACGTTTGCCTTAGCATCTTTGATTTCCGTTCCGTCTGCAAGGAACAAAGGCTGAGGAACAACGTCCCAAGCAAGTCCCGCAAGTCTAATTGCTTCTTCAGAAGAAGCCGTTCCTTCAATTACCGTTCCCATTCCATGCCATGCTGCCTGTCTGTTACCAAAGAAACCACTTTCAAAATTAGCTGCCATTTTTTAATCTCCTTTTCTTTTGTGTGTTTATTTCCGTTTCCATATTCAGTTTTTCAATATTCAGTTTTAGATTCCATTATTCAAATCATCTTCACCCCCAATCTTTTGCGCTCCATATTTCTCTTCCCATCTGTTTCCAATTCTTCACATCTTCTACCGTAACTTCAAATGCATCACCCCATTCCCAATCACCGCCATACTCATAGAAATCACCACCATCTAACTGCTCTGCAATTTCCCTTGCCTGTTCCTCGTTTTCTGCTTCTACAAGAACTTCAACATAACCAATTGATTTTGCTCCAACCGTATACACTGCCATATTTATTTCCTTTCTATTAATTAATGAATTGTCATCAATAATGAATTATTATTAATACCTTCAAAATCAAATGTAGCAATTGGAATAATATCCATATCCCAATTCATTTCGCTTGCATTGTCTACACCAACCATCTCAAGCAATTCATTCTGTGCTTTTTCATTAAGGTCATTAAAATAGATTTCAAATGTTTTCATATCTCTCTCCTTTGTATTATTTAATTTTAACTACTCTCACATTATCCATACATATTCCATTTCTTAAATCATGATCGACAATATATTTATTTGCTTCCATTTTCGTTTTGAATGTTTTCAAATCAACATCATCTCTATTTATATCCGCATCAAAAATGAAAATCTTAAACGCATCTCTCGTTGTAAACAAGTAACACGCTTCCCTTCCTTCAGCTTGTTTCTCTTCGTCCCAGATAAAATAATCAACCATTATTGCGTACATATAATCATCTCCTTTCAAATTATAATTACTAAGTTATCGTCATATGCTTCCATGTTATATACTTCTCTTTCTGGATATTTTTTTATGGCTTCTTCAATAGAGATTCCAATCTCCAAATCCTTATGCAATTCATTATCATAAATAATAACTTGTGCAAAATAATCTCTTGTTGAATGAATAAAGTTAAGACCTTTTACTTTCATTGAAGTCCTCCATAATTATCTCCGTATACTTCTGCATCTTCTGGGCAATACACTTTTTCGGAATAATATTCATCAACTACATAATCATTTTCCTTTAGCCAATCAGTAAACAATTCCGTTGCTTCATCTAAGTTCTCACCACAAAACTGGATAAAACCAAATCCATCAATTCCCTCATCATATGTAAATTCATATGTGTACATCATAATTTTATCTCCATCTTAAACAACCTTTCCATTCATAACCCTCAATATATAATGGCCTGAATCTGTGTATATTTCAAAATACGATCCTTCTTTTAATTCCGTTGCTATAGCTTCAAACATTTCCTGTAATACTATTTCATAACTATAAGAAGCATCAAATCCTGATTCATACTCACCATCATCATTTACATAATAATCTCCAATAAAAAACTTAATTAAATCAGACAGATTATTTTTGTTTCCGTCCGTATTTTCGAACTTCAGTTTCCTTTCGTTGATATACTCATTAAGTTTAAATACAACGTGTTCTTCATCTCTCTTATAGATGAGTTTCAATTTCACATCATAACACTGTCCCATATTTTATTTCCCTCCTTTAATAAAATTCATAGTCAAGTACATCATTAAAACAAATATCCGGATTCTCTTTGAAGAACTTACCGAAGCAAGACATTTTGCTTTCGGCTGAAACAAAATACTCACATTCTTTTTCGCTTCCATCATCATCCATTGTTAAGTACGCAACATACATTTCAATCGGTGCGTCAAGATCCTTTTCTTTCTTTTCCTTTTCTGACTTGTATGAGCTGCTTACAATATTGGTATTATCATTTCCGTTTCCATACCTCAAATAATAATCATCATAGTAATCATCCCAACTATATCTGTTGGAATAATAGCTACCGTATCCAGAATAAGTTCTCTTGTACTCGATGTATTTATATGCCTCTGTATCCTCTTTATATGCCTCTTCAAGGAGCTTTCTGGTTGCTTCCATGGAATTTACCATCTCTTCGATTACAACCTCTTCCTGAACCGTATGAGCATGATAATAACCGCATGAAATATTTACTGCCGACACATTACAAGCTGGAGCAAGATTAGAAATATCACTAAATGATCCAAATGCTTCTTTATATTCCGTTACCTTTTCGCAGAACTTAACAAAATCATAATTATCATCGTTGTAAAAAACTAAATCATTTGCGTTGGCTCTGTCCAACTCAATCAAATATTTCAGTTCCCTTAATTCATCAATATATTGTGTTTTACAGAATTTTCTACTTCCCACACCTCCAATCTCTTCGTCCTCACAAAACAGAATTGACGGTCTATGTACGGTGTAATCCAGAATTTCAAGAATCATAAATATTCCGCATCTATCATCACCGCCAATACCTTGAGGAGAAGTAATAATATGTTTACTGTTTCCGTTCTTATCGGTTACAACATCTTCATACCAATCTTTTACACATTCACTATGAACGGTATCCATATGGGCCGTTAATAATACCGGACATTTCCCTTGCTCTGTTTCATAACCTCTTGCATAAATATATCCATCTCCTACAATCGTTTCATATCCATAATCCTTTAATGCTCCTACTAATGCTCTCTTTAATTTCTTTTGCGGCATTTTGCATATATTAATAAATGGATTAACAATATGTGGAATCGACGAATTGTTTTTTGTTCCCTTATATTCATAAGGCGTACTGCCTTTTGTAACGCTTACATATGTCATAATCATTCTCCTTAATTTAATTTAGTTACGCTACTTCTTCGTTCTGTTCTCTTACTTCATCTTCACAATCTACGCAGCACCCCAGTTCTTCATTCCATTCGCTTTCATGAGCATATCTACCACAATGTTCGCAATAATGGAACTCATCTTCCGGATACCATTCTCCGTTGCTCGTTGCCATATAACCATCCAACATTGCTTCGTCTTCATCCATATAAACATTTCCGTTCTCGGTGATAATATAATCGTCACCGTAGAAATATTCACCAGTGTAATCACTTAAATGAACATCATCACTATAAGACGAATGCCATTCGCTTACATTTTCACAATAAACAACATCATCTCTGCTTGCACAATGCTCATCGCAATAATAATGTCCATTATCTTCACAATAAATTGCATCCTCTTCCCTTACGCGATCTCCACAAACAGCACATCTTACATAACCATCATTCTCACAATCTTCACAGCACAGACTTCCTTCCTGTTCATGTTCACATCCGCAAGCTGGGCAAATAGGAGAATGGCCAATTACAATACTGTTTCTGTTGTAGTTTCCGTTCTCATCTTTCAGTAAAGAAACAGTACAATCATCATAATTCTCGTAATCTTTATAATTCGTTCCCTCACTTACTTCATATTCTTCACAATTATTAGTTCCCTTTTTAAGAATCCACAGATTTGGAACGTTATACATATCAGCTACAACCTTCTGCATAACATTTCTGAACTGTTCAGAAAGACTTCCGTTTCCACCATCTCTTCCATCAGGATAAACTCTACCCTGAATCATTTTATCTTCGCCAATGTGGAAATTACATCTCTGCATCTTCGGCTGAAGCTCATAATCATTTCCGTTGTAATCGCTATCAACTGTATACATAATGAGCGTAGTACCATCAAGCATATAACTTGTTGTTCCACTCATATACATACCATGATAACTATTTTCCATTCCTCTTTTGTTCTTACCATCAATCGTCTGGCAGCTTGCCCATGAATTACCAAAACTCATCGTCCAATAATCCATCGGGTTCGCGCTTATAATTGTATGTCTCTTAATCTTCAGAGGACTGATTGCATCACAGAAAAGAGCGTACTGATAATTGTATCCGTAATCCTTTTCCCTTCCGGAAAACGTGAGGCTCATTTCCTTAATTTTATCAAGTTCAAGAAACTTACAGAATCTACCTACGATTCTTGTAATCTTCTGACCAGCAACTGCATTTAAGTTATCATATCCGATATTTTCCGCATAATAATTTGCGTTATGCGCAAATTCCTCATCCGCAATATGCGTTTCCGTTCTCAAAAGCGAATCAAAAAACATTCTGCTGTAATCATAGATTTTATATGTATCTGCATCAACAGTTATCCGGCCAATTTCATATCCGTTGGAATTGAATTTGTTGACAATTCGTGCAAATTTTTCCATTTCTTGATAATAATACTTAAAGTCCCGTCCATTAACACTTACATCTCTATATCTATAAAAATCATTTGATGAATCATAGAGATTTCTAATAGCTACCATATTACCATATACTTCATTAAGTCTACGATAAGCATCATTTGCTTCCCTGTTAGTCATCCCATTAATTTTCATTTCCTTTTCTTTTGCTTTATCTCTGAGCTTTCCTTTGCACCATTCTGTAAACTGATAAATCGCGTTCTTATCAATTCCTCTCTCATAATCATATGAGAAAACAATCTGATACTTTCCATCCACATAATTCGGATGATGCTTCATTGCTTCAATAAGATTTCCCTTATTCCGCGCCCAAGTTTCAAAAATATCTCTTAATCCACCTTCGGTATAATTGTGATCGTACTCATCAAGAAGTTCCTTGCTCTCATCAATGAGCGTTTCCATTTCTCTATCAGACAGTTCAAACTTGGTATTAACTGCAAATCTGTTTTCCATTTCTTTTTCCTTTCCGTTTGTGAAATCAAAATTATTCAGCTTGTAACAATTGGGATACATGTTAAAAAATTCCGTTGGCGTAATATCTACAACATCATTTCTACCTACAACAAATTCACCATTAAGATTTTGTTCTTTTACATGGGCTACAATGCGAACTTTTATTGCACCCATAGGAGTTTCTCTTTTTACAAGCATCAATGCCTTTGTCCAATCTTCAATGCCAGTAACATATCGCGGATTTGCCATTTTATTTCCCTCCGGACTTTCAATTCATTTCCTTTGCCAGACCCTCATAATAAGCAGCAATCTCATACTCACCGATGCTTAATGCATACTTAGCGAGATACTTATATTCGTTTCTCTGAACCATATCCATCTCTGCAAACAGTGCATCCATTTCCTTTTTGTTAGTCATTTTCATTTCCCTCCATAAATTCGATGTAATCTGTTTCCGTTGCAAATTCCATGTACTTTCCGTTTACATATCCTTTATAAGCATATCCATTGTAGTATCCTTTAATATTAATTAGTTATCGCCTCCCTTAAATAATGTTTTTCCATTTGCATTTTTTACAGCGAGAATATCATAATCATCATAATCCGGATCTGGTTGATAATCTGGTTCATAAAGAAGCTCTTCAAACATACTTGTGTCTTTTGTTTCCATTAGGTATTCATAATCCTCTTCGTCCATATCATCAATCACAACATCATATGTATGGCTTTGCCTTACTGTTAATATGATTTTCATTTCCGTTTCCCTTTCCGTTCGTGAAATTATTTAATTTTAATTA